AAGATCCTAAAATTAAAAAGGATGAAATGGAGGAAAAAGTATTAACAGACGGTATTAAAAATTTTTCAAATTACGTTATCAAAGTAATAATTCCTAAAAAACGTTTTATGACAAGTTTACAATATTCTCCAAGCCAATATGACTATGAATTTGAAAAAGCAGGAGGAGAAGGATACGCTGGTACTATTAAAAATTATGTTGAATGGTTAAATAAAAAAGGTTTTAATAATGTTGAAATTATATAAATGATCAAATTAACAGATATATTAAATTTAATTGTTGAAGAAGAAAAGAAAAAACGAGACAGATGTCTTCGTATTGCTGACCGCAAATTTGATAAACCTTCAGCCTATAAATCAGGCGCTGTAGTTAGATGTCGTGCTGGAAAGATTTGGAAGGATATTAAAGAAGAAGAACTAAATGAAGATGAAAGTCTTCATAAATGGTTCCAACGTTCAGGCCCTAAAGGTAAAGAAGGTGGTTGGGTAGATTGTAATGCACCTGATGGTAAAGGAGGTTACAAAGCTTGTGGTAGAAAAGAAGGTGAAAAACGTTCTAAATACCCATCTTGTAGACCTACTCCTGCTAAATGTAAGGCTAAAGGTAAAGGTAAAACTTGGGGTAAAACAAAATGATAAAATTTATAAAATTACTATTAGAGGCAAATAAAGAAACTTTTGAAGAGTTTGCTAAAAAACGTGGTGAAGGTGCTGCAAAAATTGCTTCAAATGCTGAAGAAAAAGGTGGTTTATCACTTTTAACTTGGTATCATTTTAAAGTTAAAGCTCCTTATTATAAAAAAGCTACTGAAGGTAAATTTGATAAAGAAGCAGCTAAAAAAGAATTTGAACAAACATTAAAGAAGATATCATTAAGTATGACACCAATTGAATTCCAACGTGAAGTTGGACGTCTAGAGGTGTTAGGAGAGTTATTAATAAGAGAAAAATAATATGTTAAATGAAAATATTCCTTATTTTAAATGTTTGATAAGGCGTTCTCATTATACTCATAATCCTAAAGATGATAACATTTATGATAATGCTTATACCTTTGGTATTCAATCTATCACAGGTAAAATTTTAACATTCCATATAATGACTGATTTTGGAATGGTAAGATCCAGAGTTCCTATCTCAGAATTATTTATTAAACCTCCTACAAAAGATATTCCTTTTTATTATAAACAACTATGGGATTGTTTTAGTGAAAATGTTGTTGTAAAAAAATATTCATTTTTATTAGAAAAAAGATGCCAAATTGCTTTAAGAGATAAAACTAAAATTTGGGCAACTTATCTTTTTACTGTAGATTGGTATGACAATCCATACTCAGATGAACCAACTGACTATAAAGCAGGACATGTATTGGTAGCTGATGATGGTTATCTTTTATGTATGCCTAATAATAGAATATATTGGAGAGATTCAAATTGGGTCACAACTAATTTTCCATTAAATGTAAAAGATATAAAAGTAGACAAATACTTACCTTCAGTAGAGTCTGTTGCTGACAAATGGATAACTGAAGATGGAGATTCATTTTATTACAATATAAATGAAATAGTATAATTTTTAACATATTTATAACAAAAATAACAAAATAATGAAATATATTTTAACAGAAGAAACATTATTACTTCAGAAGCGTGCAAATATTATTACTGAAGGTCAATATAAAACAAAACTAAAAGAAATTTTATTAGAAGATGATACAGAAAGTCTTATTAAAGATCCTAAAATTTTAGCTTTAGCTGCTAAAATAGTAAAACAACCTATTAATAAAGTAGAAGATAAAGTAGAAGATGCTTTAGCAGGTAAAGAAGATGAAAAAACAGAAGTAAATGAAGCTTTAGCTTTAACTATAGCTTTAGCTTTACCTATGATTTTAGAAGCTGGAGGTTCTTTGTCTAATTTATTAAAAAGAAACTACGGTTTAGATAAAGAAAAAGCTGAACGTTATGGAGAATGGAAAAAACTTTACAAGCAATCAGAAGAACGTTTAAAAAACTTTAAAAAAGAAAAAAATGAAGAAGCTGCAACTAAAGAAAAAAAACAACAAGAAGAACTTATAAAAACTCGTGATAAAGAATTTGGTACTAAGTTTGGAGAAAATTTAAAAAAAGCAGGACATGGTCTCCATGAATTATATACTTCACCTGTTAGAGCTTTGTTGTGGGTAATATCTAAATTCACACCTAAAGATAGTGATTTAAGAGATAAGAAAATTAGAGAAAAAATAGCCAATATAGTATATGCTGCCGGAATGGTTGTTTTTGCTGGATTTGGTATTTTTGAATCTTTGCAAAATTTACCAGGAATTTCAGAAGCTGCTACTGCTATATTAGATGGTGCTAAAGGAGGTAAAAGTGCCGCAGAAATAATAGCGGATGTTCCTTTAGTAACTAAAGCTTTTGCTTCTTAATTTATAGACTGATTCATAGCCAGTCGCCTAAAGAAATAAAAATATGGAGCTGTGGCCCACCTTAAAAAGTGGGCTACTTTTAATTTGGAAAATTAAATAAAGTACATTATATTAAAACGTTAAATATGGCAAAGAAAATTGTAATTGTAGGAGCAGGTGTAGCAGGTGTAAATGCTGCTACTAAATTAGTAGACAATGGTTATCCTGGACAAGACATCACTATTGTTGATATGGGTAATGATCCTTATAATCGAAAACCTGAAGAAGTAATGACAGGTTTTTTAGGTGCTGGGGGTTGGTCAGATGGTAAATTAACTTACCATACAGCAATTGGAGGGCAACTTTCAAAATATGTTGGTGAGGAAAAAGCTATGAAATTGATGGATGAAGTTATCAATAACTTTAAACGTTTTCATCCTAAACCTGAAGAAGTACAATGTTCAAATCCAGTTGAAGAACCTGAATTTATTAAACCTTATTTTGGATTACGATTATTTCCTGTTTGGCATGTTGGTACAGATTATCTACATGAAATTGGTAAAAATTGGTATGATTATTTAGTATCTAAAGATGTTAATTTTATTTGGAATGAGCGTGTATTTAGGGTTGATTTTGAGTCTAATTTAGTTAATTTAACATTTAATGGTAAAGAAGGTGAACGTGCTTTAGAATATGATCAGTTAATATTCGCAGTAGGTAAATCAGGTATTGATTTTGTTCAAGAAATTCAAGATGAATATCAATTAGAAACTGAACATAAATCTGTACAAATTGGAGTTCGATTTGAAGCACCACAAAAACATTTCCAGGACTTAATTGATATTAGTTATGACTTTAAATTGTATAGAAAGTTTGAAGATAAAGGAGTATCATTACGTTCATTTTGTACTAATAATAATGCCGCTTATGTTGCTGTAGAAGAAACATATGGTGATATCACTTATAATGGTCATGCTAAAAAAGATTCTAAATATAGGAATGATATGACTAATTTTGGTATCTTGATGGAAATTAATGGTATTAAAAATCCATTTGAATGGTCAAGAAATATAGTTTCTAAATTACAATACAGTAAAAAAGGATTATATTATTCTCCAACTCGTAAACCATCCACAACATCAGAAGGTAATGAAATGGGTGTTCATCAAATTAATACATTAAAAGAAGTTAGTAATATTATGGGTGAATATTGGGATTATATTGTTGATTTTATTACAGATATGAAAACAGTGTTTCCAACATTAAGAAATGATTGGGGTATTTATATTCCTGAAGTAAAATATTTGTCTCCTGAACCATTAGTTTATCATAGTGATTTAGCTTTAATTGATTACCCAGATGTTCATTTTGTAGGAGATGCTTTATCAGCTCGTGGTATTACAGTTTCAGGTGCTCAAGGTATTTTAGCTGTAGAAAAATTAATAAGTAAAGAATGCCCTTGGGACAATGTTCAAGGAGATATTATTAATTGGAGATAATGTTTGGCTTTTCATAAAAAATATGTTATATTAACAGTATGGATGAAAAAAATAAATTTCAATCAAGTAAAAAATTAACTAAAGTTGATGGTACTGTTGCTTATGTTTGGGAAGGCAAATTACATAATTGGGAAGGACCAGCATTAATTCCTGAAGGTGATAATCGTAAACGTGAATATCATATTCATGGGATTAAATATACTGAAGATGGATGGAAAGAAGCAAGACGTAATCGTGAAGGTCTTCCATGGTATAAAACAGCAATGGGTCAGGCAGGCCAAAATAGAAACTAATATGAAGATAGGTTTATGTGGAACTCAATCAGTTGGAAAAACAACTCTTGTTAATGCTTTAATGTCTTTACCTGAATTTGAAGGATATAATTTTGCTACTGAGCGTTCTAAGTATTTACGTGATTTAGGTATTCCATTAAATACGGATTCTACATTAAAAGGTCAATTTGTATTTTTAGCTGAACGTTGTGCTGAATTAATGAGTGAAAATATTATTACAGATAGAACTGTAATTGATGTTATGGCGTTTACTAAAGCAGCTAAATCAATTGAATATTCTGAAGCAGAAGCATTTTGTGATGCTGCTTATAAATTAGTAGAAGAATATGATTATATATTTTATGTTTCTCCTGAAGGTGTTGAAATGGAAGACAATGGAGTTCGTGAAACAGATTTAAAATATAGAAAACATATTGATGAAATAATTAAATTATTATTATATAGAAGCAATCATAAAATCAAAAAATTAGTTGAACTTTCAGGTACTACTGAAGAACGTATTGCTAAAATGCGTGAAACAATTTTTGGTTAATATTTATGAGTATGAAATTATCTGAATTAAAAAAACAAATTAAAGATAACATATATGAAATCCTTTCAGAGGAATATGTAGAGGAAGGTACTTATGTAGGTGCTGGAGCTATGGATGCTCTTCAAAAAGATACTAAATTTGCAGCTGCTAAAGACAAAACAACTGCTCTTAACACTTTAAAAGCAGGCGGTAGTGTTACTTTAGAAGAAGAATCAATTGAAAAATATAAAGTAGGTGATATTCTTAAATTTAAAGATGGTGAAGATTGGAAAGTAATGAAGGTAAAAGACAATGTTGGTAAACTTGTTATTAAACCCCATAATGAAAAAGCTAAAGAAGGAAATGTTAGTTTAGAAATTGATATTGATTTAGATTATCTTAAAAAGAATTTAAAAGAAAATGAAGATGAAGATAGAGAACCTACTAAAGCTGAACTTGAAAAAGAAAAAATAAAAGGTGCTCATGCTAAAAAAACAATTTCTGATGACCAATTTGAAGATTTTAAAACTAAATTAAAAAATATAGTTAAAAAAATTAAAGCGATGGAAAAAGGAGAAAAACGTAATGATAAAATGGTTGCTTTGAAACAATTTATTAAAAATCCAAAATTAGTTAAAGCGTTTAAAGAAAGAGACGTTAAAATTGATACTGGTGATTTAATTGATTAATATGAAAAAAATAATTAGTTTTGGACTAGGAGCTTTAATAGCAACTTTAGTTGTTATGTTTGCTTTACCATCTAATAAAAAATTTCAAGCAGAATTAGATAGATTACATGCTCAAAATGATTCATTGATGTTAGTTATGGCTAATACTAAACTTGAAAGAGCTAAATTAGACTCAATATCTAATAATTTAAAATCTCAAGTAATTGAAGATAAAAAACAATTAACTACATTAAATAAAAAGGCTAATGATTATAAGAAAAAATACAATGAAGAACTTCGCCACATTGATAGTATGTCTAACAATGATGTCACAAGCTCATTCGCAGACGCTTTCGAATGATTCAACCTGTTGTGTACCATGTAAGTCTTTAAAAAAGGCTTTAATAGTTAAAACAGAAAGAGATTATCTAAAAAATCAAATAGGAATCACTCGTGATTCTATTTTCATATTAGATAGTATTGTACATAAACAAGATTTAGTTATTACTAATAGAGAAGCAAAAATTATTGAATGTGAAAAAAGTGAAGCTGCTTGTGAACAATTAGTTAAAAATAAAGATAAAGAAGTGAAATTGTATGCAGAAGCTTATAATAAAGCTATACAACAAAGAAATGTAGGTTATACTTTTGGGTTTCTAGGTATTATTCTAGTAGTCCTATCCAATATTTTATGAGTGAACCAAATTTAAAAGAAGTAATTAGGCAGGAATACATCAAATGTTTGAATGATCCTGCCCACTTCATGAAAAAATACTGCCACATTCAACATCCTCAACGCGGCAGGGTAATGTTTAATTTATACCCATTCCAGGAAAAAACATTAAGATTATTTAGAGATAATCCATATTCAATTGTATTAAAATCTAGACAGTTAGGTATTTCAACATTAGCTGCTGGTTATTCTTTATGGTTAATGTTATTCCATAAAGATAAAAATGTGTTGTGTATTGCAACTAAGCAAGAAACAGCTAAGAACATGGTAACGAAAGTTAAATTCATGTTTGATAATTTACCATCTTGGTTAAAAATATCCTTTGAAGAACATAATAAATTAACATTACGATTAAGTAATGGATCACAAATTAAAGCAACCTCAGCAAGTAGTGACGCAGGTCGATCAGAAGCTGTATCTTTGTTGATAGTCGATGAGGCAGCTTTTATTGAACAGATTGGTGAGATTTGGGCTTCAGCTCAACAAACCTTAGCAACAGGTGGTGGTGCAATTGTATTATCTACTCCTTATGGTACTGGTAACTGGTTCCATAAAACCTGGGTCGCAGCTGAATCTAATGATAATGATTTTTTACCTATTAAATTACCTTGGTATGTTCATCCTGAACGAGATGAAGTTTGGAGAAAAAGACAAGATGATTTATTAGGTGATCCTAGACTAGCATCACAAGAGTGTGATTGTGATTTTAATACTTCAGGTGATGTAGTATTCTATAGTGAGTGGGTTGATTTTATTAAAGAAACAACTATTCAAGAACCAGTAGAAAGAAGAGGAGCTGACCAAAATTTATGGATATGGGAACCTGCAGACTATACAAGAGACTATATGGTAATAGCAGATGTAGCTAGAGGTGATGGTAAAGATTTTTCTACTTTTCATGTAATGGATATTGCTACTAATACACAAGTTGCAGAATATAAGGGACAATTATCACCTAAAGAATTTGGATATTTTTTAGTAGCTATTGCTACTGAATACAATATGGCTTTATTAGTAGTAGAAAATGCTTCTATTGGTTGGGCAGCTATTGATTCTGTATTAGAAAGAGGATATAAAAATCTCTATTATTCACCTAAGAGTGATAATCTAACATCTGATTCGTATTTTAATAAGTATGAAAGTAGTGATAATGTTACACCTGGTTTTACTATGTCTTTAAGAACACGACCTTTAGTTGTAAATAAATTTAGAGAATATGTTGGAGACAAATCAGTAACTATTAGATCTAAAAGGTTGTTAGAAGAAATGAAAGTATTTGTTTGGAAAAATGGTAGACCAGAAGCACAATCTGGTTATAATGATGATTTAGTTATGCCGTTTGGTGTGGCTATGTATTTGAGAGATACATCATTAAAATTCCAACAACAGTCTCATGACTTAACTAGAGCGACATTAAGTAATTTTTCTAAAGGTACTTCAACATTTACAGGAGTTTACAATCCAAATAATATTCCTAATCCTTACGCTATTGAAACAGGCAATGGATCAGAAGATATTAAATGGCTTTTATAATATTTATAATATATTTTTATGGCAGATACTAGTTTATTTACACGTTTACAACGATTATTCTCTACTGATGTTATTATCAGAAACCAAGGAGGAGGAGAATTAAAAGTTTTAGATGTAGACAGCATACAGAGATCAGGTGATGTAGCTACAAATTCATTAATGGATAGATTCAATAGAATCTATTCACCAGCGGCTTCATCATTATATGGTCAGCAAGTTAACATTAACTACCAATATCTAAGAACGTTTATATACTCAGACTATGATATTATGGATAATGATGCTATTATTGCCTCTGCTCTTGATATTATATCAGAAGAAGCTACCCTAAGAAATGAAATGGGTGAGGTAATTCAAATTAGATCTAATGATGAAGATATTCAACAAGTACTTTATAATTTATTTTATGATGTATTAAATATTGAATTTAATTTATGGTCTTGGATTCGTCAAATGTGTAAGTATGGTGATTTTTTCTTAAAATTAGAAATTGCTGAAAAATATGGTGTTTATAATGTAATTCCATTTACTGCTTATCATATTGAAAGACAAGAAAATTATGACAAAGAAAGACCAAATGCTGTAAGATTCAAATACTCTCCAGAAGGTGTTTATGGTGGTGGCTCTGGTTATTATCCAACACCACAATTAACAGCTGCTAAAGATGCTCAATTTGTTTATTTTGATAATTATGAAATGGCTCACTTTCGTTTAATGACAGATGTTAATTATTTACCTTATGGTAGAAGTTATCTAGAACCAGCTCGTAGAATTTATAAACAATATGCTTTAATGGAAGATGCTATGTTAATTCATAGGATTTCTCGCTCACCGGATCGTCGTATATTTTATATTAATGTAGGTTCTATTCCACCAAATGAAGTAGATAATTTTATGCAGAAAACTATTTCCACAATGAAGCGTACTCCATTACAAGATAGACAAACAGGTGAATATAACTTAAAGTATAACCAACAGAATTTATTAGAAGATTTTTATATTCCAATTAGAGGTAATGATACATCAACTAAAATTGAAACAGCACCTGGTTTAAATTATACAGGTATTGATGATGTAACTTATTTACGTGATAAATTATTCGCTGCCTTAAAAGTACCTAAAGCATTCATGGGTTATGATGAAAACATTTCAGGTAAAGCAACATTAGCAGCAGAAGACATTAGATTTGCTCGTACAATTGATCGTATTCAACGTATTATTTTATCTGAATTATATAAAATTGCTTTAGTACATTTATACACACAAGGTTATACAGCAGATAATTTAGCTAACTTTGAATTATCATTAACAACACCTTCTATCATTTATGATCAGGAACGTATTGCTTTAATGAAAGAAAAAATGGAATTAGCATCTCAAATGTTAGAATCTAAATTAATATCTTCAGATTGGGTTTATGAAAACATATTCCATTTCAGTCAAGATCAATATGAGGAAATGAGAGATTTAGTAGCTCAAGACCAAAAACGTGCCTTTAGATTTAATCAAATAGGTGAAGAAGGTAATGATCCTTTAGAAACAGGTCAATCATATGGTACACCACATGATTTAGCTTCATTATATGGTAAAGGAAGATATGAAGCTACACAGTTACCTGATGGATATGATGAAAAAGCACCTTTAGGTAGACCTAAAGAAAAAGTATCTAATATTAATACACAAGATAATGCATTTGGTCGTGATAGATTAGGTAGACAAGATGCTAAAGTAGATGACCAAGAAGGATATGGTAGACCTAAAAAAGATGTTTCTCCATTAGCTTTAGAAATTAAAGCAAGAAATAGAACCTTATTAGAATCTTTAGATAAAAAAATAGTATTTAACAAAGCTAATAACAAAAGTTCATTATTAGATGAATCCAACTTAAAAGAATAAAAATCTTTATATATTTATAACAAAACTAAGAATGAACATTAAACATTCTAAATATAAGAATACAGGACTTTTATTTGAACTTCTTGTAAGACAAATCACTGCTGATACATTGTCTGGGAAAGATTCAAAAGCAACAGGTATTCTAAAAAAATACTTTGTAAAAACAGAATTAGGTAGAGAATATAAACTTTATGAATCTTTATCTAAATACAAATATATAACTGAAGGTAAAGCTGAGACTGTAATTAATGCTTTAATTGAATCTTCAAAAGATTTAAATAGAGGAGCTTTAAAAAGACAAAAATATAATCTAATTAATGAGATTCAAAAGTATTATAATTTAGAAGAGTTTTTTAAAACTAAACTACCTAATTATAAAGCTTATGCTTCATTATATACATTAGTAGAGATATATAACAGTGAATTTTTATCAACACCTGACCAAATCATCTCTAATAAAATGTCTTTATTAGAACATTTATCTTCTAAACCTGTTGAAAAACAAAAAGTAGAAGATGATTTAATGGCTGAGTTTCAATCATATGATAAAGACCTTAGAATTTTAACATACCGAGTTATGTTAGAAAAATTTAATGGTAAATACACTGATTTAAATGATAATCAAAAAACAGTATTAAAAGAATTCATTAATTCAGTTGATTCAAATCCAAAAT